TGGTTTGGCAAGGGCAAAGGCGGCGGAGCTGGTGGCGGCGGTTGGGATAGATATAACACCAAGGGCGAAAGAATTGGCAAATGCGGTGATCGCAAACCAGGCGAAGGCAAGCCCAAGTGTTTAAGCAAGAGTCGTGCTGCCAGCCTACGTGCTTCAGGTGGCAAGAGTGCTATAGCATCAGCGGTGCGTCGTAAACGTGCCAAGGATAAGAACCCTGAACGCACAGGTGCAGCACAAAATGTAGCCAACAAGGTAAAAAAATGAAAAGAATCGTAGCAGCCGCAGTAGTGATGTTAGCACTTTCTGGTTGTGTTGCTTACACGCCTTATTATGTACCGGCACAACCGGTGTATATTCAACCGCGGCCGGTATATATAGCTCCACCAGTTTACTATCGCCCGCCTCCGCCGGTTTATTACCGTCCACAGTGTTCATGGACACAACGATGGAACCCGCAGTATCGCACGTATCAGAATGTCAGGGTATGTAGATAATGACATATCCTGTATATCCTGAACTTCCTGTCGATAGTGATTGGAAACGCAATCCTTACGCACCCACATAATCATGAGAGCAACAGAATTTGTTTCCGAACGCAGAAAAAAAGTCAACGAACTTGACTTCTTGGGAAGTCAGTGTACCAAAGACTGTTCAGGACATCGTGCCGGATATGCATGGAGCAAGCGTAAGGGTCTGGTGCCTGCTAGTCGCAGCCCCAGTTTCAACAAAGGCGCGGCATTACAGGCGGCAGGAAAATGAGAGCAAGTGAATTTTTGACCGAACGATGGACAAAACAAAATATCAAGCAGTATCTTGATAATAAAACACAAAAACCCATTACTGCTGCCGACATCACTGTGAGTCACCCTTTTGACAACTGTGTTTTGTTAAAATATCAGTCTGTGCCAGATCTTGCCAAGAGTTTTTTCCGCCTGGCTGAGTATCACGAAGGTCATAGAAACAGTGGAAAATACAGTCAAGTCAGTTTGGTTGATTTTTTGGACCACTGGGTTGATCGAACCGGCGAAGTGGACTACTTAAAATTTTGGGATGGATTCAACATCACAGATCGAACATTTGTGAATTGGCTTAAGTCAGCCAAACCATTGTCTGCTGCAGAACAGGTCATGGTTGATGTAATCAAAAAAGCCACCAAAGGTATGAAAAAGTTTTGTATAATTGGTGTAGGTAGCACAGACTCAGACACTGAAAAACACGAATTGTTTCATGCCAAATATTATTTAGATGCTGACTTTCGGTCAGCTGCTGACAAACTCTTGAAAGATCATGCAACAGATCCTGCTGTCAAGACTATTGAAAAAATTCTACGTACCAAGTTAGATTACAAAAATCATGTCGAAGAAGAAATTGCTGCTTACCTGTACACTGGCAGTCAATTGAAATCGGTGTTTGGAATAAACCCTCGAGAGCTAGTTAAAAAATTTCAACAATTAGAATAAAATACCCTTAGGACCGTCACAGTTTACTGTGCCTAAGGCGTCTGGTGCCCACTACCAGTAAACAGGCTTCGCTATCCTTGTTTTACAAAGTGTGGGGCTTTTATTTGGTCAAACACATGGGAAAACTATCAATTGCATCAGTACTGATTTACCTGACCTGGGTAATATATGTAATTTGTTTCTGGTAAAACAACTCGATTAAGTCATTGACTTACGCATACACAACCTATATAATAACTCTACAAAGGAGATATTATGGACGCACCCACTTTCAGTTCTGAACAAAAAGCCAAACTCACTGCCATCGTCAACGAAGGCATGCAGGTCATGCACGAAGTAGAAACACTCAATGCCGGCTTGTCAGACACCATCAAGGCCATTGCCGAAGAAATGAATATCAAACCCAACATTTTGAAGAAAGCCATTCGTTTGGCACACAAAGCGGAATTTGGTCGAGAACAACAGGACCACGAACTGTTGGAAACAATCTTGACCACCGTGGGTAAAACTCTGTAATGATTGACATACGCGGTTTTGTATACGATATAATTGACTGGGCCGAAAAGGACTATCGAATATGGCCTGTAAGATTCGTGCTGGAAGTCACAGCATGGGTTACCAGCATTGCCTGTTCTACAATTATGGCGTTTACTTTGCCGCATCCACCATTCTTGTTGCTGTATCCCATGTTCATTGCTCAGTGCGGTATATTTGCCTGGGCTGCATGGACACGGCAAAGTCTTGGAATGTTGGGCAATTATATTTTACTAATAAGTATCGATATAGCAGCCTTGATCAGATTGATCACGCTGTAAGCGTCGCCCACTCTACGGGCAAGTACACGGCCAGGTGAGCCACAAGTCACTGGGAGAAGCAATTTGAGTTATGTAGATGCCCTGTTCGATCGAGACAAAGATCGAATCCACGTAGTTGAACGCATCAACGGCGTTCGCAAATATCAAGAGTATCCAGCAAATTATATTTTCTATTACGACGACCCCCGCGGTAAGTTTCGTAGTATCTTCGACACACCGGTTGCACGTTTCAGCACAAGAAACAACAAGGAGTTTCGCAAAGAAATTCGCATGCACACCGGCAAACAACTCTTCGAAAGCGATATCAATCCAGTATTCCGTTGTCTAGCGGAAAACTTTCTAGGTGCTGATGCTCCAAAATTACATACAGCATTCTTCGACATTGAAACAGACTTTGATCCTGTGCGTGGATTTTCGAGCACAGAAGAAGCTTTCAACAAAATCACAGCTATCACAGTTTATTTGGATTGGTTGGATCAACTAGTCACCTTGGCTATTCCTCCCAAGTCAATGAGCATGGAGACTGCTAGAGAGATTGCAGCTGAATTTGACAACACATTCATGTTTGAAAAAGAAGCAGACTTGTTGGATTCGTTCTTACATCTAATCGACGATGCTGATGTGCTGTCGGGCTGGAACAGTGAAGGTTATGATATTCCTTATACTGTGAATCGTGTTACACAAGTATTGAGCAAGGATGATACCAGACGTTTTTGTCTATGGGGACAGATGCCCAAGGCACGTACCTTTGAACGCTTCGGTAAAGAAAGTCTCACATTTGACTTGGTGGGACGAGTGCATATGGACTATATGCAACTGTATCGCAAGTACACCTACGAAGAACGTCACAGTTACAGTTTGGACGCTATTGGCGACTACGAAGATCTTGGCTCAAAAACCACATACGAAGGTACCTTGGATCAACTGTACAATCAAAACTTCCGCACGTTTATTGAGTACAACAGACAAGACGTGGTACTGGTCAACAAGATTGACAAGAAGTTAAAGTTCTTGGATCTAGCCAACACTATTGCACATGAAAATACTGTGCTGTTGCCGACCACAACAGGTGCTGTGGCTGTAACTGAACAGGCCATCATTAACGAAGCACACGCACGTGGTATGGTTGTTCCCAATCGTAAAAGTTATGGTGATGATGACAACACACAAGCAGCAGGTGCTTATGTGGCCTATCCCAAAAAAGGTCTGTGGCAAGACATTGGATCCATTGACATCAACAGTCTATATCCGTCAGCCATTCGTGCCCTAAACATGGGGCCAGAAACCATTGTGGGACAACTGCGCCCTACAGCTACAGACGCATTAATTGCAGAACGCATGAGCAAGGGCACGAGCTTTGCAGCAGCCTGGGAAGGTTTGTTTGCAACCTTAGAATATACTGCTGTAATGGAACAGAATCGCGGCTTTGAACTCACTGTTGATTGGCAAGATGGCACCAGCACCACCATGTCGGCAGCTGAATTTTGGCCCATCATCTTCAACAGCAACAAACCCTGGATCATCAGTGCCAACGGCACTATCTTCACTTACGACAAGGAAGGTATCATTCCTGGATTGCTGGCTCGTTGGTATGCTGAACGTAAAGAAATGCAGGCCACGTTGACTCGTGTAAAAGAAGAAGGCAATCATGAGCTAGAAGAATACTGGGACAAGCGTCAGCTGGTCAAGAAAATTAACTTGAACAGCCTATATGGTGCTATTCTTAACCCGGGTTGTAGATTCTTTGACAAGCGCATTGGACAATCAACAACACTGACTGGTCGAAGCATTGCCAAACACATGGATGCTTATGTGAATGAATGTATCACTGGCCGATATGATCATGTAGGTGATGCCATCATTTACGGCGACACAGATAGCTGTTACTTTACAGCATATCCTGTGCTGAAGAAAGAAATAGATGCAGGCCGCATGGTCTGGAACAAGGATACTGCAATTGCCTTGTATGATTCGATTGCTGATCAAGTCAACATCAGTTTTCCTGGCTTTATGGAACAGGCGTTCCATTGTCCTAGAGAAATGGGCGGTATTATTCGAGGCGGCAGAGAAATTGTGGCCAGTACCGGACTGTTCATTACTAAAAAGCGTTATGCTGTGTTGTTCTATGACAAAGATGGCAAACGCTATGATATGGGTGGCAAACCTGGCAAGGTCAAGGCCATGGGCCTGGATCTCAAGCGTTCGGATACTCCAAAGGTTATCCAAGAATTTCTAAGTGATATTCTCAACGATGTTCTCAATGGTGTAACCAAAGAACCCATCATTGAAAAGATTCGCGATTTCAAGTACAAGTTTAAAGAACGACCTGGCTGGGAAAAAGGTTCGCCCAAGCGTGTCAACAACTTGACCATGTACGGCAACAAGGAAATCAAAGAAGGCAAAGCCAACATGCCCGGGCATGTACGTGCTGCTCTCAACTGGAATAATCTGCGTCGTATGAACAGCGATAACTATTCAATGGCCGTCACTGACGGGATGAAAGTCATTGTGTGTAAACTGAGACCTAATCCCCTGGGATGGACATCGATTGCTTATCCCACAGATGAACAACACTTGCCCAAGTGGTTTACTGAGTTGCCATTCAATGACTCCGAAATGGAAGCTACTGTGATTGACGGCAAGGTCGATAACTTGTTGGGCGTACTAGATTGGGATCTAGCATCAGCAACCAATACCGACAACACTTTTGAAAGTTTATTTGAGTTCTAAATGAAACTAAGTGACATTATTGCTTATAGAAATCATCTAGACGAAGCCACACCGTTGAACGGAGTTCTTGTGGCGCACGATCGCCTGGCACCGGTATTACACACAGTAAAGTCAAACGATATACAACTCACACACTTAGTGGATCGATTGAGTCGAGACTACAAGAATGTTTTGGGCAGTATTGATCATTTTGAACGAACTGTAGATGACATCAAAGACGAAATTTCACACTTGATTCAGCAGATGGAACCAGCTTACTTTGCCGAAAGCCTCAGGCTCTACAGCCAAGAAATGATTCACGACACTGCTGAGTACATACTGAATCGTCGCATTGAAATAACTCCGGATGTGGCCGGTTATATCACAGCACGTATACAAGCACACGGCGACTGGCATCATGCTGGTATGATTATACATCCTGGACACGAAGAATGGATCACGTATCTTGTGGGCCATGATCCCTTGTATCTTGTAGCACCCATGTCTGAATTGTTGGATCCGGCTGTGTTGCGATTTAACGATCAATATCAGCGACGCTTACGAACTTACACTGTGACCGAGTCTGTAGATAACCCCATATTGGAATACTTACCGGACAATCAGTTTGGTTTTTGTTTGGTGTACAATTTTTTCAATTACAAGCCACAAGAAATTATTAATCAATATCTCACTGAAATTTATCAAAAACTCAAACCTGGTGGCGTTGTGGCTTTTACATTCAATGACTGTGATCACTCAGGAGCCGCAGCATTAGCCGAACGCAGTTTCATGTGTTATACACCTGGACGAATGGTTCTTGCACATGCTCAAGCAGTGGGATTCCAAGTGAGACAGCGTTATCGAATGAACAACAGTACAACCTGGATAGAACTACAGCGTCCAGGACAAATGACATCGCTGAAAGGCGGACAGAGTTTGGCCAAAGTGGTAGACATTGGCCAATAAAAATATTACAATTAATACTTGTAGATCTAAATATCATCAAAGGACAAACAAATGAGAGACCACCTGTTAGACTTAGTAGAACACACATATGATCTGGGCTGTATTGACACAATCAAGATCACTGGCGATGCTACAGAAACCGCAATCAGCGGTGCAGCAGAAGACCGTTCAGTTGTGATCAGCGGCAAGTTTTTAGTGCCAGTAGCAGACTTTGTTGGCGTATTTGGTATGCCTAACTTGAGCAAACTCAAAGTGCTATTAAACTTAGGCGAGTATAAAGAAAATGCTCAGATCGCTGTAGTGCGTCAAGATCGCAATGGTGTACAACAACCCGTGGGTTTGCACTTTCAAAATGCTGCCGGTGACTTTAAAAACGACTATCGCTTTATGACTGCAGAGATTGTGGAAGAAAAACTCAAGACTCCCAAGTTCAAAGGAGTCACGTGGCACATTGAATTTGAACCCACTGTGGCTGGTATCCAGCGTCTTAAAATGCAGGCCAGTGCCAATGCTGAAGAACTCAACTTCCAAGCAAAAACTGACGGCACTGACTTGAAATTTTTCTTCGGCGATCATTCAACACACGCAGGCGAGTTTGTGTTCCAATCAGACATTTCGGGTTCGTTAAAACATGCATGGTCATGGCCGGTCAAACAGTTTATCAGCATCATGGATCTCACAGGCGACAAGATTGTTCGGATCAGTGATGACGGTGCTGCGCAGATCACTGTGAACTCGGGCATTGCTGAATACAACTACATCTTGCCAGCACAGCAAAAATAAATGACCGAACAACACAATCTCACAGCTAACCAAAAAGACTACGCTGTATTCCTTCCGGCTATCAGCAGTTTCTATGCCAATTATGTGGGCCGTCAACGTACTGAAAACTACATTGACGCCACACGTATGCCTGCTGGCATTCCCGACATGGAACAACTCAACTGGTTAAATCCACAGAAAGGTCTGTTCCCGTACCGGTACAGTTTGTATAGTGCAGGACATGCTGACTTGGACTTGACCAAGTTTGTGCCCAAAGAAGACATGGTTCGCAACAGAGATCCCAACACCATCATGTTGGCTGACTCGGGTGGGTTCCAGATTGCCAAGGGTGTATGGCCCGGACGTTGGGCTGATCCCAAGGACAAGGCAGCAGAAAAGAAACGCGAAGCTGTACTTAAATGGCAAATGGGCATTGCCACACATGGTATGACAATGGATATTCCCACTTGGACTTATCGAGATTCCAAGGCCGCTGCCTTATGCGGCATTCACAGTTATGACGATGCGGTCAATGCAACCAAGTTCAACAACGAATATTGGATGGCCAATCGATATGGTGAAACCAAGATCCTAAACGTGTTGCAGGGTGGTAACCATAACGAAGCTGATCTTTGGTATGCCACAATGAAAGACTACTGCGATCCCAGCAAGTACAAAAAGCATTTCAACGGTTGGGGTATGGGAGGTCAGAACATGTGCGACGTCGAACTGGTTCTCAAACGCTTGGTACACTTGATTCACGATCGTTTGTTGGAGCCGGGCATACACGACTGGATGCACTTCTTGGGTACAAGTAAATTGGAATGGGCTGTGTTGTTGACAGTTATTCAACGTGCGGTTAGACAATATCATAATCCCAGCTTTACCATCAGCTTCGACTGTGCCAGTCCGTTCTTGGCCACAGCCAACGGTCAGTTGTATCACAACATTACAACTGAAAATCGTAAGAAGTGGAGCTACAACATGAGCCCCACAGCCGATGATAAGAAGTATGCTGTAGACAACCGTTTGTTTGGCGACGCAGTAAGACAAGACGGCATTCATCCCATGTTTGAAGACAGTCCTTTAAGCAGCCGTTTGAAGATTTCGGATATCTGTTATTACAAGCCTGGAGACCTAAACAAGATTGGCAAAGAAGGTCGGACCAGTTGGGACAGTTTCAGTTATGCTCTGCTTATGGGACATAATGTTTGGACTCATATTGAAGCTGTACAACGTGCCAACCGTATGTTTGATTCAGGTGTATGTCCGGATATGATGGTGCATCCGATCAATCCCGATTACGACGTGGCCAAGGTTATTGATCGTGTTTTTGCTGCCAAAGATCGCTCAAAAAGCTTGCAAATTATTGCAGACCATGCTAAAATATGGGAACGGGTAGTAGGCACAC